GTCCATGGTTCCGGTTAAAGCTGGATCTTGGGATATCAGCTTGAGGAACCCTGCTGAAGTCATGTTTCATTACTGATTTCATTTTTGATTTTCCTTTCTCTGAAGGGCAAATCACCCGGCACTATTATATATACTTGATTATAAATAGTGCCAGGTGACACAAAATGCCCGTGGTGGGATCACGAATCGGTCTCTTTTTTGTCACCGTCAGGCTTCGCATCAGGTTCTTTTTCCTGCTGCGGGGCCTTTTGTTGGGGTTTCTTTCCTCTGCTTTTCTGCCCCGGCAGTATTCCTAGATCAATCGCTTCTTGGAAATTATTATCATCCTCCAAGAATTTGATCATATTAGCCGGGTCATTTTCGAACATTTCCCTAACCTTTGGATCCAGTTTCAAGAACTGGTCATTCGCTTCTTTCACTCTGGTCAGCGAATCCTGATAATCCCCAACGTCTGTAAAATCCCCATATTGCGGTATCGCTTGGTTCGTTGGAACCAATCCCGTTCTTGTAAATCTCGCAAGAATAGAATTTACGTCACATTCCTCCGCAAATTGTTGTTGGGTTTTACTTTTTGATTTTGGATCATCCGGTTCAAAGTATAGTCCTTGAGTCTTGTTATATAACCAACGTCCGGTGAGTCTTTTTTTCTTAGTAGGCTTCGCCATGTGTACTATCTCCAAAATCTATAGCATCCTGAGCTTTCATCAAGAACTCTGGAACGCTTAGGTTATTGTGCCTTCCGGTGATGTCATCATAATCCCCGACCTGATAAAGCGTATAGTCCTCGGGATGCTTATTTACTGTCGATTTTTTATCGTTTGTTAAATCTTCGAAGAACCTAATAGCTTCTCCTCGATGCGGGAAATAAAACGGAGTGTTATATATTTTCCCTTTTTCATCGTAGATCGAGAATGCTTTTCTAATCATCGGAATTTCCTTTTCATTTTAGATACTTCTAGTTTGGTTATTTCCTCCAACCGTTTCAAACGGTCTGGATTATATTTTTCCTGATGTTCAAGTTTGTACTGTTCTCGTTTTTGTTTTATTCCCTCCATTTCCTCCGGATACATTTCTCCGAATTTTTTATCATAATATCTTGGTGGCTTTGCTTTAAATCTTTTTTCGGTCATGATCCAATCATTGTCATAGCAATCTGAATGTTTATATTTTTTTAGCCACTCCAATCCAATCGGATATTTTAAACTCATTGATGTGTATTCCGGCAGCTTTCCCTGATAGTGGTCTGGGGCCGGCGGCCCTGTGATTTTTTTCAGGACGTACCGGGCCGTGTATGCGGCTGTCTCCCAGTTCACTTCTCCGATCGTCGCATAACCGATCGGGCCTTTCTTACTGCTCCATATTTTTTCTAGTGCTTCTGATCTGTAAAGAACCACACCATCGCGTACATCCCACGGTTTTTTATCATCGAAATCGTGTCCAAAGATGCACGCATGATGATGTGGTCTTAGTAGATCGTCTCCATATTCCCCGCAATGATAATACTTAATTATCTCGACCTCGAGCGGGGCATGTTTTCTCTTTTGATATTTCATTTGCTCTGGGTTCCACTCATACCGATCTTTAAATATTCTCAATCGTTTCATGAAATTTTTAAAATCACTTTTCACCAGAGTCCCTTTTTTATTCAGATGTTTTTTGTTGAACGTCAAAGTGATGAAGCAATTTCTTTTGTGCATCATCGCTTCGTTCGTACATCTGACCGCCCACTCTTTTGTCCTTGCAATCTTGCATCCCAAGCACCTTCCGCAAGGAACGGTTATAGTCTCAAACAAAGAGCCCCTAGCGGGAACCGCCAGGGGCTTTGCATATTTTACGCTGAACGTAATTGCTTTGTTTTTAACCAACTCTTTTGGCAAGCCTTCCATTGGGACGTATCCCCTCAAGGGCTTGTAACATCCCATTGTTAAATCCTAAATCCGCCACGCATCGGTGTGGCTCCAATATTCTTTTTATTAATTTTTGTCCCCTTTCGAAAACTTCTCTTACTTTTCCTGCGGGACATTTTTCTCCGTCTCATGCATCACCTTCCTTTTTTGCGTTGCCTTCGAAGATCGTCGTCTTTCTTTCTCCATTGTCTCATAAGTTTTGCCGCCGGAGTCCTCTTTTTCTTTGATACTGGAATCGGTTTCCAGTTCTCCGGTGTTTTGCCTTTTACTGCTTTTCCTCCTTTCCAAAATACTTTGGCTTTATCAACGCTATGTTTCGCTCCTTGCGTTAATAGCCGTCTTTTTTGCATCATATTTTTTGCCCCGTATAACAGGCCCCCTCCAACTGCCAATGTTGGGCCTACTGCATTCATTGTCTCTGCGATCGGCTGTAATTCATTCCTGTAGTAATCGCTGTCTAGGAAGTCTGCTCTTACATCTGCGGCTCTTGCTTCTGCTTCCGCTTTTCTTGCTTGTGCGGCTAATAGCTTAAATCCTTGAAACGCTGATGCTGTTTTTCCCAACTTATCTCCCATTCCTTCTGCCGGATTCTTTACTTGTGCCATCGCACCGGCCGGAGTCGAGGCTCCCTTTCCTCCCATAACGCTGAGTACCGGATTCAATCCGGCTAATCTCAAATCTTTGATCTCTCTCTGGTGTGCTGTACTGCTCATCCTTTCTTGGAAATCCATCTGCTGTTGGGCCAGTTGCATATTCATCGCATTCGTTTCCTTTTGGCCCTTGTAACCCATATACGTTCCATACGCACTTGCACCGGCTCCCAATGCTCCGCCGGCTAGATCCCATGCTCCTGCGGGTATTGGCATTTTATCCCCCTTTGTTCAGCCAAATTACAATGGCTGCCGCTGTCCAACTAATAATCATCATCGCTAGTATTTCCATCTCATTCCCCCACCGGGGGGCATAGCCCCCCGGACTCTAGTTGTTTTAGAAGTGGTCGATCAATCCCGGCACCGAGTAGCTAGGCATCGGTTGTGCGGTCGTATATTCAAAATACGTATCCAACAACAGATGCGGTTCGTCCTGTACCGCAATAATTCGATCTATGGGCGGATCCTCCATGATGAACTGCTCACTTAAGGTCGGCAAAGTCGTTCCGAAGTCTTGACTGAGGTGCCATATATCCAAGCTCTGCGGATCCGTACTCCTAAATTTTCCCGTTATTTTCGAGTTGAAGTACCTGTACTCACTCCATCGCTCTGCGTAGCCGAAAATCCCTTTATCAACCGGATCACCGGTTGCATCTAGAACTGTCGGACCCTGTGCGAAAATTTCCTCGTTTGTGATCGTCTGTTCCGAGAGGTGACTAAGTGCCGGCCAATAATAGTCGTATTTCGTCCTTCTTAACCACCCTGCACCCTTATCGATTCCTCTCTGATACGTCAGGTCGCAATGTAAACAGACCAAGCCCATAATTATGCTGTGTTCTGTGAAACTTTTTGTGAATCCGGGTGTCCTGCTCGATACTGTCCCGAATCCTGCCAAATTACCCTGAGGCGTATCCGCTGTCTCGGCTGTTGCTCCGGTTTGGGGAACTGGAGTGATATTAAGGGGTGCAGAACCTCCCCCCAAGTATTCGGGCCTCTGTAACACGGCATGTCCGGGATCCCGGACCTTAAAATGTGCCATGAGCGTTTCCACGTATCTCGTTCCGGATCTTGCGTCCCGCTCAAGCAATTTCTGCAATTGGAACGCTGAACGCAACTCCGACACAGTTGCACTTGTGACTGTATCCATTGACGCTCGGATGTTCGGCCATCCGGGATTATCCTCATCTTCTTCTCCATACCAGAGTTGATCTCCTGCTGAGCCGTGAAAACTCATCGCATTTGCGTAAGTTACTTGTTCGTCTCCCCCTGTCTCATAGACCAGATGGTTAGCTGTGTATTCTTGGTTATTTTTCCCTATTCCCAGAATATTTGCATCTCCGGTCAACGGTAATTGCACAGAAGGCCCTTTTTGAGGCCATGGAAGGGCTGAAGTGAAATAGTCGAACCTTTTGGCCCTTTTTAGCTTTGTGTACGCTGTGGGATCATCTGGGCCGTCTCCTGTCAATTCTGTAACGCTGTCTACAATCGCCTGTGGTCTGAACCAATCGTTCCAAATTTTGTTGTATGCCCTGTGGTAGAAAGCACAAACGCTTAAGTTCTCAATACCCAAGGGCAATCCGAAGTAGTCCTCAAGGCTTTCGGCCGTCCACCCACCTACGGGTGCCACTATCTGGGGCACCAGATATTCCGTATCATCATCATTCTCTTTCTGCCCCATGAACTTTTCCCAGTTCTCCCATAGGATTCTCATAGGGCAACTGAAGAAAAATACCGTCATTTTTAGATTGTCCATTGTCGGAACCAGAGGTGTTGCAAGCCTCCCGAACAAATTGACCCTTAGGTTATGGGTTGATCCCGGTAATGCTTCTGTACAGAAGATCGGGACAAGCCATCCTCCATCCATCGTTGTTTTATGTCCATGGTTCCGGTTAAAGCTGGATCTTGGGATATCAGCTTGAGGAACCCTGCTGAAGTCATGTTTCATTACTGATTTCATTTTTGATTTTCCTTTCT